TGGTGCAGGTGCGTCGGAAACCCTGGTTCAGTCACTCACGTTCCACAAGAATGCATTTGCATTTGTGACGGGTGACTTGCCGCTGCCCAATGGCCGTGACTGGGCGCGTCGTGAAAACATCGAGGGGTTGAGCGTATCGCTGATTCGTGACTTCACGATCAGTGACCGTTCGTTCCCCTGCCGACTGGACGTGCTCTACGGGTATAAGGCCATTCGGCCCGCGCTCGCAGCGCGCGTTCACAACGACGGTTAATGCCATGAGTGAAGGCATACTGAATGGAAATGTCCGGGCATTAACGTGGACGATCATGGTCGTTCGCCCATCCGGCAGTTTGCCGGGTGGTGTTTCCGAGTAACTCACTGGGCCGGGGGACTGCACACCCCGGCTCTACTGGAGCGTTATGGCGACCAACAACGAATTCATTTCTGATGCGCTGAAGATGCTTGGCGTGCTTCAGGAAACCGAAAGTGCGTCTGCCGAACAGTCATCGGATGGACTGCGCATACTCAACGACATGATGGCCAATTTACTGGCCGATGACGTGGACGTGGGCTACGCCCCGCAATCCGATCCGACGATAGACAATGGTATCAACACCGAAGATCGTCAAGCCATCAAGTATTTGCTGGCTGTTCACATGGCCCCGCACTACGACCGTCCTGTATCAGCGACGGTGGGTGTGTTTGCCAGTGACGGCATGAACAAACTGCTGCGCAATGCGGCGATCAGAAACCCGATTGAATCCGCTCAGACCTTACCGCGCGGCGATGCGCAGGGCGTCTGGTGGGATATTCAGACAGGGCAATGAATTTCAGACTCCCCATTCACAGCTATATTCACTCCAGCCGTCCGGTTGGCGTGGAGCGGCTGGTCAATTGCTTTGCAGAGCAAGCCCCTCCCGAAGGCAAATCACCGTCAGTTGTTATGCGCGCACCTGGCACTGTACTTGGATGCGCTGTTGGGTCAGGTTATGGTCGAGGTCTCTATGCGTGGAATGATGCCCTGTATGCCGTATCCGGTACGTCGCTGTATTCGATCACGTCCGCGCATGTCGCGACATCGGTCGGAACAATATCTGGAACCGCCGCCGTGTCGTGGGCCGTCAATCCCACACAGTTGGTTATCAATCCTTCGCCAGATGCCTACGTTTACAATGGGTCAAGCCTGACGCAAGTGACAGACGCCGATTACACCAGTCGCGGTGGGGCATCGGCGTCGTCCATTGACGGGTATATTCTGTACCGCGAACCGAACACTGGACGGTTTTTTAGTTCTGATCTGAATAACGCGGCCAGTTACGATGCGTTGCTGTTCGCGACTGCCGAGGGGTTCCCAGATAATGTGATCGGACAGATTGCCGATCACCGGCAATTGTTTCTGGCCGGCGCGACCAGCATGGAACTGTGGTACAACGCGGGCACATCAGGATTCCCGTTTGCGAGGGACAGCAATGGATTTATTGAACTGGGCTGTGCGGCTGGCGGGTCACTGGCTAAAGCGGATAATTCGGTGTATTGGCTGGCTTCTGACCTCACGGTGCGACGACTAGAAGGATTGACCCCAACGCGGGTATCGCAGCACGGCGTCGAGCAGGCCATTCGCTCCTACGGCACCAAGTCAGACGCCATTGGCATGACCTACACTCAGGACGGCCATATTTTCTACGTCCTGACGTTCCCCACGGATGGGCATACATGGGTGTATGACGCCACCACGAAGGAATGGCACGAACGCGAGAGTTATGGACTAACCCGCTGGCGTCCGTGCGCGATGGCGTTCTGTTATGGGCGCAATTACGTGCAGGACTACGAGACCGGCAAAGTTGGGTATCTTGATCCTGACACCTATACCGAGTATGGCCTGACGCATCGCTCATCGTTCACGTTCGGCGGCGCGGCCTACAACAACGGGCGGCGCACGTTCCACTCCATGCTGGAAGTGATGGCTGAGACCGGCGTTGGGCTCACGACCGGGCAGGGGTCTGCTCCCGAGATCATGCTGGATAAGTCTGACGACGGCGGCAGGACGTGGCAGGCGCTGCCCAACAAGTCACTAGGGGCCATAGGGGCGTATCGCTCCAAAGTCCGCTGGTGGAGGCTGGGAAGCAGCCGGGATCGCATTTATCGCTGTGCGGTGAGCGATCCGGTTAAACTCACGATCTCCGACGCCGCGCTGGAAGCCGCCTGATGGCACTGACCTCCTCCACCCCAAGAGCCTTCAAGGAAGTCCCGAAAGACCTGCGGGAGTGGACGGCGTGGATTCGCGATGCGTTCGTATCGTCGTTGACCGGCACCATATCGACGGCCCAGTTTGCTGACAATTCGGTCACACTGGCCAAGCTCCAGAACATTGCCACCGACACGGTACTGGGCCGCTCCACGGCTGGCACCGGAGTCCCCGAACAATTGGTATGTACCGCTGCTGGCCGGGCGCTGATTGATGACGCCAGTGCTGCCGCACAGGTCACGACACTGGGATTTAAAGCGACCGCCAACACATGGACGCTGGCCCAGACCTTCTCCGTTCCGCCTGTGGTGCCATCCTATACCGTTGCCGGCGTGCCCTCGGCCTCCCCTGCCGGGCAGCTCGCCTATATCAGCAACGAAACAGGCGGGGCGGTTCTGGCTTTTAGCGATGCAACCAACTGGCGTCGCGTGACTGATCGGGCTGTCATCGCATGATCGCTCGCAGCACCAATGCTGAGTTTTTGAACAGCGTGATCAATCACGAATCGGTCAAGCCGTGGGTGTCTCTCGGCTTTAAGCAGCAGTGGGATACCACGACCTTGCTGGCTAACCCGGCCAATATTTTCATGGCGAACGAACATGGTGGGTTTCTGCTCATCGCCAATGGCGACGGGCTATATGAACTTCACACGCAATTCCTTCCTGAAGGACGCGGCGCACAACTACTGAAAGATGCCCGGGAAGCCTTGGAATATTTCTTTACACGAACGGACGGGATTGCTATCCGGACGTTCATCACTGACGATAACAAGGCCGCCAAGCGCATGGCGCGGTGGCTGAAATTCATTCCTGTTGAGTCCGGCGTCATGGCAGGATTCAGTGGGGTGTACTATTTGCTCACCATCAAACAGTGGGTTCAGGAGATTCGAGCATGCCAGTAGCAGCGCCACTCATCATCGCTGGTGGAGCAATTGCAGGCGGTGTCATTGCGTCAAAAGGAGCCAGCTCTGCTGCGCGAGCGCAGCAACAAGCAGCTGATGCGGCAACCGCCGAACAGCGTCGTCAATACGATCAAACGCGAGAAGATCAAACCCCGTTTAGAGACGCTGGTGTTAATGCGCTCGGGCAACTAACGAAACTTAATGCTGGAGACTATTCGAGCTTCACCACATCGCCCGACTATCAGTTCACGCGCTCTGAAGGAAACCGTGATATTGGCAATAGTTTTGCCGCTAGAGGCGGGGCAGCCTCTGGCAATGCGCTAAAAGCATTGGCAGAATTCAATGCTGGATTAGCCTCACGAAACTACGATAATTATTACAACAAAATCGCTGGCGTTGCTGGAGTTGGTCAAAACGCGACCAACCAGATACAGCAGGCCGGAACCAATGCGACTAACAATATCAGTAACAATCTGATCGGCGCAGGAGATGCGCGGGCCAGCGGTATTGTTGGTTCCGCCAATGCATGGAGTAGTGCGCTGGGGCAGGTCGCTGGCGGTATTGGTGACTGGTGGGGAACCAAGTATGGCGGCGATAAGCTAGGCTATATCAACAGATTGCAGTCATCTCCAACATGGAGGCCAAGCCGCTAATGCCATACGATATCGCCAATGCGCTGCGACCCGCGCAACCCATCAGCGCATTTATTGCGGCACGTGACAATGTTTATAGCAATGCGCTTGCCAAAAATCAGGACGCACGGGCTGGCCAAGAGTCGCAGGCGCGATTGGCCGCGTCTGCTGCCCAATCAGCGCGACAGACCAAGGAAGATGCTGCATCTGAATCAGCCATGCATGCCAAAGTAGGTGCGGCGGCTGCGCAAAGTGTCGCGCAAGCCCCGCCCGGTCAGGCACTGGCTGCGCTTCAGATGGCCATGCAAGGCAGTCCAGAAATTGCGCAGTTCAATGAACAGTTCAAGCAGCAGCACGGCGTCGGACTGGAAGGACTGGACGACGCGCAGTTGCGGCAATTCGCCGGAATGGCCGCACAGCACTTTGCTACGCAGCAGGGCCAAGGCCCGGTGCAGCCAACGCCCAAGGTACTCAACGCTGGAGACACATACGGCACTACTGATCAGGCGGGTAAGTTCACGCCCGACTACACAGCGCCGCCGATGCCAATCACTCCTGCGCAGCAGTTGGCAGATGAAACGGCACGTCGCGGTCAGAATCTGACAGATGCTCGTTCACGTGAAACCACCTACGAATATCAGGTGCGTGATTTACCAGATGGCACCAAGCAGGCTGGGAACTTCGATAAACAAACCGGGCAGTGGGTACCAACGGGTGCGCCATACAAGCCGACGACCGGAGCGTCATTGCGTCCCATCCCTGCGGCAACAGCACGTGGCATTACTATTAATCGCCAAAATCTCGGAAAACTTGATCGTGCGCTTGCTGCGCTTGCAAAAAATCCGGCTGCATTTGGCATTCAAAACTATTTGCCAGATGCTTATACACAAAGGGCTGAAGGAAAGTCCATGTCTGGCGGTGTGGATGCAAGAGCCAAGGTTGCCGACATTGGCTCACTGATCATTCACGACAGGTCAGGTGCCGCCGTCACTATCAGCGAGTATCCGCGCCTGGTTCCATTCATTCCACAAATGACCGACGACCCGGCAACTGT